GTAAACATTAAATCCATCAGCGCTAAGGTCAAAATAATTACCAGAGCGAGTTCTAATTAGTGTTAATATTTCAGATGCTATTTGATTAGCCTGTAACTCTCCGCCATCATCTCCTATAAAGGATGTAACTACCTCAATCCTGGTGCTACATTCTAGCATAAAAGTATCAGCGTTTTGATCCACCTCATTAGAATCTACAGAATAGACTCGTATATAAGGCTCAGAGGCATCGTTAGGCACTCTATTATAAACTGGTACATAACTACCATTTACAGTAATTGCATCCGTTAGGCGTGTTATAATCGCCCTCCTAATAAAATGTATTGCCTCTGTCATTTAAGTGATCTTTTAATTGTTTTTTCTATGCTGTCAATCATTTTTATCATACCTCTGTTTACAGCTGGATAAAAAAATGGAATTGCAGCCTTTGCGTTTTTCCTTGGATTTGGTGTGCCTCCTCCAAACTCTACAGCTGCTGAGTAATCAGCATCAGATCTTATTTCAGCTTGTTTATTATTTACCACAGCTTTAATATTATTTAATAGATTACTAGTATCTACAGGCGCAGTCCTTTTCATATCCCTCTGTATATTTAAAGCGCCTTTTCCTATCTCTGTAGCTAAAGCTGTTTTATCTATAGCCTTTAGCTTTGTGAGTCTAGCCTGTAATTTTTTATAATCATCTGGATCTAATCCCATACTAATCTAATTTAGTGGCTTTTATAACAGTAAAAAAATCCTGTTTACTATCATAGATGCCATTTATTCTATAGAGTCCATCCTTGCCCTCTATTTTTATTAGGTCATTGTCCAGGATCTGGTCAGCAGCCTTTTTGCGGAGTTCTAATTCAACTTCTACTGATCTGCCTCGCTTTCCCTCAGTTGCTGTTATATCACCCTTTACATCCTTTTTATTTGCCCATAGCGTTTCTACAGTTGCATTTGTAGAGGTAGTGCCGCCAAAGCCATCTGAGGTTTTAGTAAGCCTTTTGACTTCTATCCTAGTATTTAGTTTGCCAGCGTTCATTAAAAGTACATTGTTTTATAAGACTGTAGTAAATTTTTAGTACTGTTAGGCACCTCATTTACATTGCCCTCTATAAAATCAGCTCTGTAATCATACATGGTAGCTACTAGGTGCAATATTGCATCTTTAATAATGTCATCAGTCAATCCTGTAGTTATATAGGTCACTTTAACCTCATCAGCTGGGAGCGTTCCTATTTCAATTACAGTATCATCTAGTCCATAGGTATCATAACTTACAGCAGTTCCCTCAGAGGTTACTGAGCTGATTGATGCAACTGGCGCAAATGGTAGCGTAAATCTATTATCCACCTCCTGGAGGTAGAAAGTTCTATTTTTAGCTACGATGTCTTTGCCTATGTAATTCTCGCACCAGATCCTGGCTGTTGTTATCATTCTATCTATGATAGTGTCATCAGCGATAGTATCTATTCTCACAAAATCTTTTACATTTTGAGTAGTTACTATCTCGCTGCCAGTTACAGAATTGATTTTAATGTCGTGCATTATTTTTTAGCTTTAGTGGTACGCTTTTTAGGAGTCTTAGCTTCTTTTGTTTCTTTAGCTACTTTCTCCTCTTTGTGTTCGATACCTATTCCTCTGATAATGTAATGGCGTGCAGTTTTAGGATCCATTTCTAAAATCTCACCCTCTTTGCGCCATCCAGCACCAGAATAAACATCTTTAATGATTTTAATTTTCATATCGTTTAATTTACAACAAAGATAAAAAAAAAGCGCCACAGTAATTGTAGCGCCCTTTCCTTAACAAACCAAACAAACTATGATTTTTAGAAATCATTCGTTAAATGCAAAGTTATTAAAATATTTTTTGTTTTTGCCTGTGATTGAAACTCTTATTGATTGCATTTGTCCATTATTTTTAAAAATAAACCAGCCATCAAAAAAATCACACCATACAGCAAAGTAGTCAATTTTTTCTTTAGTGTAGTTACGTTTATTATTTTGTAAAGGAATATGTACATTTTTTCTACGCTCATTCTCTGGGGTTTTAGTTGAGGATTTAATCTGTACTCTGAGGAGTCGCTCTCCTGTATCTACTATACAGTCGTATAGAGATGAGTCAATGAGCGGCATAGAAACCTGGTAGTTTCTTTTCATGCACTCTGTAGCGAATAAGTATTCCGCTAAACAGCCTCGCTGATTATTATCCACGAAATCAAAGCTACAAAAAAAACCCTAGACAGTTATTTTAGCCTAGGGTTTGCATCAAATGAAAAACAAAAACAAAAAAAATTACAGCATAAATGCCTCAAAACAAGTGGCGCTGCAAATATCATCACCATAACTAGGGCGGTCGCAAACTCTGCAATAGCCTCCCTCGTAATCATCTGGCGGTGTGTGATCAAAAAATTCCATATTACCTTTTTTTAATTTCGTCTATCCTATCCTGGAACTCCCATATCTTTTCACTAAGATACAAATAATCTGCTGGCTGCATTTTACCAGTTAAATCTCTGATGCTGTCTAAATAAAAATCATATCCATCATCCATTGTTGTATCTCATTAAAGTGAATGATAAAACGAACATTACAAGGGCATCCCATGTAGCTTGGAATCTAATGCCTAGAGAAAATCCCCAGGCAATAAATCCCACTATTAAAACAATCCTAACCTTTTGCTGCAAGTTCATAATCTATAAATCGTAATGTATGTATAAAATCAAATCTAAAAAGCCATACATAAAAACAAATGCACAGATATTAAATAATAATGCGCCTAAAATAATCTTAGGGTTTGACATTTCTAAAAGAACTTGATAGTCCGCACTCTTTTTGAATTTTTTAATAATATTTCTCATAGTTTTAAAATTTGTTATACTCAAAAGTATAAAAATAATTACACATTGCAAATTTTTTTACATTTTATTTATTAAAGCATAAAAAAAGGGTAACCCATAAAGGCTACCCTCTTAATCAAAATTCTCACTATTAAATGAGCTATATTAACTGTGATTAAGCAGTTTCTAGAGCAGTTTTAGCAGTTGAGAAAGTTCCTTGTACAATTGCGTTTGGCAAGTAGTTAGTTAAAGCTACTCTCTCCATTGCACGTACAGTAACAAAATTCTTTTGGAAGTTATCGCTGTCCTCTCTTGAGAACTCTACAGCTAGATTCTCACGAATCCAAAGCTGAGATGCTTGGCGTAGATTTCCTACTAAGAATTTTCCAGCTGTTACAGCAGTGTTAACTGTCACAGGGATTCCATTGATTGTTGGCTGTAAACCGCTAAAGATTTGATTTCTCAAATACTCATTAGCAGTAGATTTCAACAAGATCATTTTGTGTAAATCAGTTGGATTTAACAAAATAGTATCAGCTTGATAGTTAGCTAGTGCTAGTTGGTTTAAAGCAACTGTAAGCACGTCAAACTCATTAGCTGATTCAATAGCTAAAGCAAATCCGCCAGCAGCAAATGCAGTTCCATCAGTAAATAATCCATCTAGGTTTGGCGATGATCCATCTCCATTCAAGATTTCATTATCCTCTACAGAAAGTACTTTTTCTGGAACTCTAGCTGATAGATATGAAGTTAATTGCTTAATATCATCTAGCATCTCTCCAGTGATTCTCATATAAGTACCGATTTTCTCTACATTTACTGTAGATGCAGCTAGATCGAAATCTGACTGTCCAAATGCAGCAGCCTCAGCAGTAGCAGCAGCTCCATCAGAGTATGCAGTTTCTTTAGGGAAACGGATAGTCTGTGCATCAGTTGATCCTAAAGGTAGTAAAGAGCGGATATGTACTGAGCGGCTAGGATCGTATTTGATTTGATCTACGATAGTTTCAGCAGCAATAACTCCTGTAACATCAGCGCCTAAACTCATATCAGCTTTAACCTCAAAACGAGCAGCGTTTGCATTACCTTTAAGCATTGCATCAATTGCGCCATCTTTTAAAGCTGTGTGAATAGCTGATTTAAATGATTGAGGAGTAGCTCCAGAAAGTGTTTTCTTTGCAGCCATTTCCATCTCATCTAATCTCTTGTTAAGAGCATCACTTTTTTCTACATATTGTGTAGTTAAATTATCAATCTCTGATTTTAGAGATGATTCCATTTCACCTTTGGCGTTATCTTTAGCCTGGTTAAATGCTTTCTCAATTTTCTCATCAACTATGTTTCCGATCTGGTCTAGTTGATTTTTTACGTTTTCCTCCATTATTATTTTTTTAGAGTGTTTAACAAATAATTAAAAATCTCGCTATTGTCTGCTTTTACCTCGATCGGCTCAGTGACTTCAATATCGGTCGGCTGAGTGACATTAATGTAAATAGATTTTAGCTTTAGTATTTCCGCCTCTAAGGCGAATCCAAGCTCATCAGAGATCTCTCCCTTTCTGAGTAGTTGTGCAATTTTATCGAATCTCTTAGCAATTTTCTCTGGATCTACATTCCCTTTTACATCCATAATCATTGCCTGGTCATTAGCTGCAAGTGTTACAGCTGAGATTTCAAATAGTTTTACCTCGTTGAGATGTCTATAGCCATCGTGACCCATTTCTTTTTGAACTGGTAAAATGCCTACAGAGTTCTCAGTAATGACTCCAGCTTTCATTAATTCTACGACATCTTTTCCTAATTGTGTTTTAGGGATTTGCGCCTCGAATATTAAACCTTTGTCATCCTCCTCAAGGTGGACCATTTTGCCTAGAGGTTTATCCATATCATGCTGATAAAGATACTTTACTCTTTTGGCGTTCTCTTGTAGTGTCTTTTTGTATGCTCCCTTATTGATTATATCGCCATCGCTGTCGACATTACCAAAAACAGACCCATAACCCTTTACAACTCCAGCTGAGGTGTCAGCATCTAACAGCTCGCCTATCTGAGTTGATTTATAAATGATTGTATTCATATTGCAAATTTAATAATTATAAATTACTTACTGTAAAACCCTCTATTTTACCAGTAGCCTGGGCATCCTCTTTAGGGAATGGCGCTGTAGAACATCTACAATTAACTACATTTTTTGCGCTACCAGCTGGATCACCAGGATTAAACAACTTCTCGCCACCTACTAAAAACCTCTCTTTAAAATCTACTATCTGAGCATCAGCTGCTCTATGAGCTGGGCGTTCTCTGCCATCTATAGAAGTCATCCACTCCTTTTGCAAGTTTTCCTGTCCAAACATATCAGTAGCGCTCTGGAGCGTTGCTACATTAGCTGCATTAGTTGCCTCAGTTCTGATTAATCTCTCTGCCTGGCTTTTAGAATACTGTCCGAACTTTTGGCGTAATATTCTTTGAGCCTCTCTCTCATTCATTGCCATAAACTCTGGATCTGAGGATAGCTGTTTAAATACTTTCATTAATGTAGCTTTGGCAGTTCCCTGGACCAGTACCACTCTCTCTGCTGCTATTTGTTGGCTAACTGTATTAAATCTCTCTGCCCAGATGTCATCATAGCCAGATACATCGACTTGTTTAGATATTACTTTGTCAAAGTTTTTAGCATACCACTTGGCAAACTTGAGTCCTATGTTTACATAGGTTTGGCGATAGATTTCTGTAAAGTCTGCCACTCTAAATAGATTATCAAACCCTGTAGCTTTGCCAGTTTTTAAAAAGTCATCGATAGCTTTTAGATATTCGCTCTCATAGTAACGCCTAGCATTAGCAAACTCTTTACGCTCTGCACTAGATAGCAGTTTGTCAAAATTACCTTTCCAGGATTCTTTGGCTTTCTTTAGTAGCATTATCCCTCATTTTCTGAGATTCTTTTTGCCCAGGATACCATAGCAGCACCACCCCATAGATTGTATGCTACATAGCCTTTGTCTTTCCAGGGAGTATCTTTAAACTTCGGATCTATTTTAGCGTTATCCTCGTGACGTGCTAAAAAGCTGTTAACCCTCTTGACAGTTGATAAACTGAGCGCCTCTCTGTTAGCTAACTGCGATGCTCTCTGCCAGCCTGTGGGTGTCCCAGCAGTCACCTCATCTCTGCCATATTTATCACGCCACTCAATCATCCTACGAGCGTTATTAGTAGCGCCTTGAGGATAGTCTTTAAAGGTTTCCTCTTTTGTTTCTATTGAGTTGTAATCTATTGGCTCGTTATTACCAGCCTCTCTCCTTTGAGCTGCATAGAACTCATCTAGGCGATTGTTTTTAGCCGCCTCATATTCAGAGTGAGTAGCAAAAGGCATATAGACAGTAGAGCCATTGAATAAATGCTCATGGTATCCAGTACCGCCCATCTCTATAGCTCTAGCTTGAGCCTCCTCTATGGTAGTGTATGTATCAACTGTATTAATCACAGCTGACTTGAATAGTTTACTTATATCAAGGTCCAAACTCTTTGGCTCGGCTTCTGGTATAATCTCACCTCCAATAGGTAATAGATTAGCTGGTACATAGTAGTCATTTAGATTCTCGTTTTCATCATCCATACCATAAGACATAGCCGCTCTTTTTTCGTTTGGCGTAATCCACCAGGCTTGACTCATTTGCCCTACCACCTTATCCATTTCCTCCTGGAGTTCTGGAATGGAGCTATAATCAAAGTCAATATAGATCTTATCGCCATACTGAGGCGCTAGCCATCTGTTCAGCTCATCTCTAATTTTATTAAGCTCTGGAATAACAGCATTTTGATAGAGTGCCTTTTTAGCCTCTTTCATATTGTTGTAAGTAGTGCTGTCTGTATTGTTTAGCAGTTGTACTGGTACATTATAGATATTACAAAGATCTTTTATAGTAGCGTTGTACTGCTCTATGAGTGATAGATCAGAGGCGTTTAATCCAAAGTTTACCCAGCTTAGTTTTTTAGGCGTAATGATAACATCCCCAGCATTATCGCTGCCCTGGTATTGTTGGCGGAATTTATCCTTTAGCTGTTTAGCCTGGACCTCGTTTAGATCACCCTCATCAGACATTAGGATACCTCTAGCAGTTTGATTCTGTAGGTATTTAACGCCAGTAGTTAATGCCTGGTTATTAGCATCCATTACTCTGAGTCCAGCCTTGAGAGGTGACATTCCGTAAAGGTGTGATCCTGTGCCATCATAGTAGAGGTTTGGATCTTTGATGTGGCATACCTCCTCTGCTGGGATTCTGTACGTTCCGTTGTACTCTAGCGTGTACTCTTTAACTGGCTCCATAATACCGCCAGAATTAATCTCTACTTTCTGAGAGGGCAATATGTACAGCTCCTTGTATTTGCCAACTCCAGCACCAGTATCTGGTCCGATTCCATAGATGTATCTATTTCCAGTAAGTTTACCGAAAGCTATGATCTCTTGGATCCAGGAGTTGTATGATTGCGCTGGGTTAGGTCGATCTAGAAGTTGGTGGAGTTCGGTGTCCTCTAGTTCTACCAGCGCTTTTTTCTGTAGCATCTTAGCCTGGAGTACTGTATTGGAATTAAACTCTCCAGAGGTAAGCGCTTTGTACCTTTTAAGATCATTTGATTTCTGAACCTCGTAAACCTGGAAAGGAATATTAGTCGCTGACTTAGTGATCAGATTAATGATTGAGTAAATTGTGGCGTTATATCTATAGCCTTTGTCTATGTAGGTATCATCATTCTCTGGATTCCAGACAAGTGTATCGCCTAGATAATTATAGATTGCTTTATTGAAATCTATGTGAGTTTTTTGTGCGCTTTTAGAAACAAGGTTTTTGAATCTATCTAAGATACTAGCCATCCAATACAAAAATTTTAATTATACAAAAATAGTAATTATATTACAAAGAAATCATTACGCTTACTGTATTGCGAATAAACGCCATATCTGATGCAGTCCATCTGGTGATTAAAGCGATCCATAGGCTTGTTTATGATAGTCCCATCCTTTAGCTGCTCCCAGTAATAATTGTGATATTCCTTTATTATATTTTTTGATTCCTGGCTCACTACTATGTCAAACTCTTTTAGTAGTGATATACCAGCGTTAATTGATCCAGTCCCTTTTACAGCTGGCTTTACATACATTCCTAGGCGTTTCATTTCCTCTCCACTCTTAGGCTCTGCTGCATCATAGAAAATTAGTGTCTGATCATACCCTAGGCGCTTTAACTCATCTACTATGTCGCTGTTTGTGAGTCCTGTTTTATAGATTAGTTCGTGAATATAGATAGTATCGCCTTTGCGCACTATATATGATGCTGCTGTAGGATCATTTGTATAACCAAAATCTAATCCTATCACACCCTCAGTATCTTTGTCAAACTCTGGAAAGTCCGCCAATGCTTTAAATGTCCAGTTGTTAAATATCTGGCGTGCTGAAAACACAGCCTTTTGTCCCTCACCAAAGACTCGCCAATAGTCTGGATCACGCTCTCTCATCCGCTCTATCTCAAATACTAGGTCTGAGGATAGAAATTTATTATCCTTGTAGGTGGTTATCCAGGTGTCACAGTCATCCCTGGGAATAATCTCATCATATATCCAATGCACAGGATCACTAGGGTTAAAGTCTAGAATAATGTAATCAGTACATCTCATATTAATTTGGCGAAAGTCCTCCATAGTTAGCTCGTTCGCCTCATTTAAAAATGCTATGTTTCGCTTTCTCCCTCTGATTTTCTGGCTGTCATCGACAGATAGAAACTCTACAAGATGCCCATTGTACATAAAGTGTCCCTCTACTTTATTGTGTACAGCGCCATCTAAAAACATTCCTACGTTTTCTGCTATCTCCAGGAAGTCCCTTTGTACTGATCCTTTGAGTGCTGGTAATGTTTTCCGTACTATTGAAATAACTAAAGGCTGCTCAGACTCTGTAATTAACCAGATAAGGTACTGGCATATGGCATAGGTTTTTCCACTCCTGGTCCCACCCTGGTGAACTCTTAGCCTAGCTTTTGATTTTCTAAGCTGTCGAAATTGTTTATTTATTCTCTGGCGCATCCTCCTGGTCATCGTATTCCGCTGGAACCCATTCGATAACCCTAGATTTTAATCCCCCTGTTTGTTTTATCTCTTGTTTAGTTCCATTGAGCCTATGAGCCTCATGCTCCTCTGCTATCATTTTCATAGCTGCTATCTGTAGGCTAGGTGTTTCTGAGTTTATCCAATTACTCAGCATCTTAGTTTTTTTAGAAACTCTCATTTCCTCTACTGCCTTTTTTATAGCGTTCGATTCGTTAAGTTCTAAAGCATAAAAGGTAGTTTTAGAACAAGGTAAAAACGCCACTATATGCTCTATAAACATCAGTTTGTGTTTATCTATAGCTGCCAGAGCTTTTTTCTCAAGTTCTTTTTTATCGTATGCCATTATTTATTATCTGTAAACCAATGAATATTAAACCCAAATAAGAATATAAAAAACTGTATAGTATGCCTTTTATCATCCGCTACAACCTCTATCATTTCAATTTCCTCATTAGAGTAGTTTATTCCTACCATAACTCCATAGATCGGAAAAAAATCAATTTGGATCATTGTTTAATTTATTATACAAAAATAGGTAAAAATCCCAGATAGCTTGCTGATAGTTTTTAGGATCATGCAGCTTATTAGTTGTATGAGCTACGCCATCAACTGTATAAACTAGGATAAACTGCCCATCTCTAGGCTTTGGATAAATTCTAATATTATTTTCATCGCACCATTTAAATGCTTTATAATGCTCCTCCTGGGTGTTTACTGTTGGCTGTTTGTATTGTTGTTTTCTAGGCATAGTTTCTAGTATTTCAAGTGATTGTATTGGTTTTAACTCGTTATGGGAAACAAAAACAGTATCACCATAACCATAATTTTTTATTTTGTGATTATTGTCAATGTAGCCTCTGGTGGTGTATCCTACAAATTCTAGCATTTGGTTTTTATACCAGGTGAGAATATAATACTCAGCGTGTTTACGTTTGTACTGAGTCACAGGAAACATTAAATTAGGTTTGTTTTTACTATCAGAACATTTTACCTGGATCCCATAATCAAAGTCAGTTCCATCATCGCCTACTCCTATTGTGTCTATGTTCATTTTTAGTCCGCTGTATCTAGCAAACCCTACCTCTCCTAGCATACCCAGATAGGATCTGTAGAGATGCTCTTTGCCCTCAAAAAAGTTTTGACTGTTTTTAGTATCAGTACAGCCTACGCTATAGGATTTAATAATTGCCACCCATTTGGCTAGTAAATGATCTCGCTCTGATATTTTTATAGTCATATTAAAATGGAACCTGGTCCCTTACTACTGTGAATCTTTGTTTTTTCTCATCTATTGTTTTATAAACGCCTCCATCTTTAAAGTCTGGAGCTACTGTAAAACTACCCTGTTGTCCATTCTCTTTACGTTTCACCTTTTGTACATGAATCTGTACAGCATCTGATTTAAATTGAGTCATTTCGCCTAGACTTCTAAATACTGTAATACAATTAAAAGCCTTGTTGAAAAAGTCACTAGAGCCAGATATATCATAGGGAGTAGGTACTTTGTAATTACCATTGTCATTAGATTCCATTTTTCTAGGGTGTGCTACCAGGAAAAGGTGTGTTTTAGTTTGCTGACAAAACTGGGTTATTTTAGATAACATTTGCCCTACATAGGAATGATCACGCTGTGCTGAGTGGTCCAGCATATTCCAGGGATCAATTACTAATAAATTAACTCCTTTTTGAAATACTAAATCTCTAAAAGCATCTAGTATCCCATCCAGGGTTAAATTATCTAGGTCGATCTTTATAAAATAGAAATGCTCCTCTATAAAGTTTTTAGTTTTATTTAGATCCTCATTAGAGCAATTTCTCTCATTAAGTTTATTAGCCAGGCGTTTTATATGTCCCTCATAGGGAAACGACTCTGGAGCAAAGAAAGCAGTTCTATGCCCATATTTGACTGCCATATTACAAGCAATCTGATCGACTACATCTGATTTACCAGAGTTTGGTATTCCTGTGACTACAGTCCAAGATCCCTCAAAATCGACCTTAAAATAATCATCGCTATCACCCAGAGCAATGCTGTAATTTTTAATCCCATAATCATTATAGTTTAAAACATCTTTCCAAATATCATCAATATTTACCACTCCCTCTAGTGGGAAGTGTTTAGCGGTCTTTAAAATTGTTCTAAGTACCTCAGCACCTTTTTCTGTTAAAACCTCATTAGCATCCTTAAAATCGCCAAATTCGATATACTTACAGCGATACTGTCCAAACCTCCTAGCAAGCTCATTCCTAAGAGCTAAACCTGGCTGGTCATTATCAGTACATAAAACTATCTCTTTTTTATCCTTGAAAAACTCCCAGCAGTTATCTAAATAATCTAGTCTTTGATTGCCTTTAGATGCTCCATTAGGTACTGAGCAAACAGAATAGATACCAGCCTCATGTAGCGATAGTGCATCCATTTCGCCCTCTACTATGTAGATTTTTTCCATAGTAGCTATGTTATCTAAGCCATAGAATATAAGCTCTGCTCCAGATACCATTTTAAAATTTTTCTCAGCATCTCGGAATTTGCAGTTAATGAGTTCGCCCTCCCTGTAGTAATTAAAATTAATTGCTTTGCGCTTCTTTTGAACCTGGGGAAAAAACTCTATTGACTCTCCCACTTTCCAATGGCTAAGAGTAGCCTCAGAAATACCTCGTTTATTAAACCAGGAAATAGTACGATCTGATAAATCTGTTTTAGCCTCTGGAGGTTTTACATACTCCTTTTTTTCCTTGAACTGTACGTTTCCAGACCAGCCACAGTTATGGCAGTTATAAACTCCTTTTTCTAAATTTATAGATAGGCAAGGATCTTTTTTGTTTTTTCTAGTGTGTGAGCATTTAGGACAGATTACCTTTTGCTCTATGGCGTTTCCTCTAGGAGTAATGCCAATGTTTAAAAATTCATTTATCATTATTTGGTTTGTTTGCTAGTAGGCTAAATTCATCCCCTCCGAATTGTAATTTAAATTGATCAATTCTGCGGAGTCCAGATTTTGAGTTTGTTTTTCTAAGGGAAAGTAATCCAAAATTAACACCTTTCCAAAAATTATCCTGTTTAGCTTTTTTAATTAAGTAGTAAAGCTGTCTAGGATTTACTTTATCTTTTTGATCAGCTAGCCTAATTACATTTAGCCAATCAACTTTTATTTTAGTATCCTTTGGGTGAAATTCCTCTGGGAATAAATTTAAAATATGTTCATAGGCGTTTATATAAAAATCAGAGAATTCTGACACTTTTTTAAAAGTGGCACTATTATTACTTGTATTATTATTATTATTATGTATATTATTATTAGGTTTAAACTTTTCTTTAAGCCCCCCTTTAACTTTTCTTTGTACCCCCTTAAACTTTTCTTTAACCCCTATTAGGTAAATTTCACGCTTTCCATCATGATTTGTTTGTGTTCTAATTAGCGCTTGATCAATCAACTGTGATACCCATTTTGATACAGATACCTCACTAACATTATATAGGTCTGCAAAATATTTATTAGTAGCCCAGCACATTCCTTTTTTATTAGATAGCGCTGTGATTTCACCATAAAGGAGCTTGGAGTTGGCGGTCAGTTTCTCATTATACCTAACCTCCGCTGGTATTACTGCATAGTAGTTTGGTTTCATTTGTTATGCTTTTTCCACTAAATTTTTTACCTGGTCACAAAATGTACGAATATCGCCAAAGATTCTTTGGAATTCCGCCAAAGTAATTTTGTTATCATCGAATAACTCCCAAAGCGTTTCAATCAGTAGATCATACTCAGCTCTAGTCATCCTCCCTACATACTCATAACGCACAGTAACATCATCTACAGTAGTGGTAGTGCGCCACATTCGCTGATCAATTTCGTTCCAGTAAACATTTCTATAATCACTCATAACTCATAAAATTATCAATAATTTCTTTTGCAGCATCAAACGAATTACACCAATGCGCATCCCAGGAGGCATTTTTAAGCCTCTCTAAGCAATTAAACTGGTTTTCTGTAGGTTTGTTATATCCAACTTTTAATTCGAGCGCTAAACCGCTGTATTTGCTTTTTGATGCAAAAACTAAAATATCTGGTATTCCAGCCACTCCGCCTAAATATTTAAACTTGTAGCGTTCAAATGGCGAGCGCTTACCCTCATTAGGTACATGAATAGCAAAAGCTCCAGGATATTGCATTTTAATGTAATTCATAACGCTGTTTTGAAGTCGGTCCTCTTTTGTCAAATATTTTTCGAATGGATTTTTTGTCGGCATATCTTAAATAACCTGGATGAATATATTTAGGCACTGTTGCTTTAGGAATTTTCCAATCATTTGATTTTAACAAACTTACCTGTCCAAACAAAGTTATATAATGTTTTTTAAATTCTGGATCAGTTTGTAACAAATCTCTGCAACTTCTAATATTGTGTAATGCTGAGGCGTGATCTCTTTCAACACTTCTGCCAATCTCTGCTAGTGATTTTTTAGTAAAATTTCTGCATAATCCAAAATAAATTTTTCTAGCATCTACTAAATGCCTTTTTCTAGATCTAACATTTATAAAAAAACCGAAATGATTTTCAACTTTAGTTTTAATTTGTTGTAATTCCATAGCTATAGTATTAAAGCGCCATCATCCATATACCCAGCAGCCTGGTAGCCTTTCTCAATTCCTGTAGCTAAATAAAAACCCCAGTCTGATAATGCTTTTTTATAGGCTTGTCTGCCCAGTGCTATCATATCATCATCTAAAGCATAAACCTCTACACTATATGGATAATTAGTTTCTACAGCCACAAAGCGAAAGTTTTCTGGTGGAAAACCTAAAACATCAGAATAAAAACACGCCTGTAAATGATAGGCATATTTGTATAAGTCCCTCCTAAATGCTATAGGTGAATTATCCTGGCAAGTTTTGACATCCCCTATCCAATTATCACCAAATACATCTGGGCGAACTCTAATAGGTATGCCATCCATTTTACCATAGTGAGAAAGCTCTACAGTTCCTGTGCAATATTTTTGCGCCAGATCATGCTGTCTTAGATTCTGCATTATTCCAGATATGATGTCCATATCACTGTCCCTTAAATGTTTGCGATCCCCAGCCAGCTTTTCGTGCTTTGCTTTTATTTGCTTTCCCTCTTTAGTGCGCCCATCGTATTTAGGCATTAAATAATAGTCCTGGTCAAATTGTTTTTGACCCTCTAGCATTATTGTATGTACAGCTGTGCCTAGAGCCATTGCTGGCGTTTCTGTAAATTTTGCTGTTAAATAATGCTTTACTGATTTCTTATAAATCATTTTGAGTCCACTTGCTGATATTGAATCATGAGAGTGATACTCCTGGTTAGTATCCTGTTTAGTATTTAATGTTATTCTCATCTAGTTTGGTTTTTAAGTATGCAACCTGGTCCTTTAATAAAGTAACCTCATTGCGGCTGTTTGCTACATATTCTAATAATACTTGTATCCTTTCCTCCATATATTTTATGTCATCCGCTTTCCAGGATCCATCTAAATTGTGTATTGTATTTGACATGGCTATAAAATAAAAGGGCAACCTTTTCAAGCTACCCTAGTTAGTTTTAATTAATTCTATTTTTCTCACTTAATTTATAATTATACACCTCTACAATATTTTGGCAAGTATCAGCCTCATTATTGTAAATTCTTAGCATTTTATAATTACAATTTTTTGCTAATCTATTTATATCAAAATTTCTATTGCGTAATTTAATAATCTTTAAAGATCTTATAAATTTTGGAGAAAATGATTTATTAACTATACTGCTTAGAAGTAAACAGTCTGTCATTATATCATTTCCAAAATCTATATCTATTTTATAAGTACCATCTTGAATATTTTTATTGGGATTCATTGATCTAGTAAAAGCGTAAGCTATTGCGCCAGTAGTTGAATATTTTGTCCATTGGCTTATTAATTTTTTTAAATTGATATAATCATTTTTTTCTTTATTAGACCAATAATTTATATAATCATCTAAAGACCATCCCTTTCTAATTTTATTTGATTCGATTACTGCATAATTATCACCATTATATGATACTACATAATCAATAGGCATTTTTAATTTTTTTAAAGCATCAAATCTGTGCTGTCCATCTAATATGTAACCTTTTTTAGTTACTATTATAGGCTGTAATAAACCATATTTTTTAATAGAATATTCTATTTTTTTTAAATTATTATGATCTAATTTTCTATTAGTTTTTAGTAATTTAAACCGACTATAATCAAAAGTTGTTTGTAATGAAAACCTACTTTTGTAACTGTTTTTTTCTAAAAAATTCATATTTATTGAGTTTGCAATCATATTATCAAATATTAAAAGGGCAGCCTTTTACAGCCGCCCTGGTTAATTTAAAATGGCAAATCATCATCCTGTGCTACAGGATTAACTTGCTTTTTTGTTTGTGTTTCGCCATTAGGCTCCCATTGATTTAATTCAATGTACTGCTTTCCGCTTTTAGCGGTTAAAATGTCTAGGTTTACCCAGCCACCTTTTGCATTTTTTTGTAGAAATGCTACAGCATCATCAACTTTTACGCTGATGTTTCCCACTACAAAGTCTGGCGCTCCAGCTCTACGTTTAAAGCTGAATCCATCTGCAAAAACTTTCTCTGTTGTCATAATTTAAATTTATTAGTTATTTGATCTTTGTACTCGTTTTTCATTTTGTAGGCAGCGAGTACCTTTTCCGCCTGTGCTTTAGTGCCTTTATCTAAAAGCGCTTTTAATTCTGTTTCCTTGAGCCAAGGAGTATCATCTTTAGTCTGGTTTGCTATTGCATTAGAAACTTCCTCAGCTGATGCTACAGAGGTGTCTATTCCTATTCCTAAAAGTCCTAATGCTCTACCTATTGCTGATGTTTCACAGTTCTCGATAAATGAGGTTTTATTTATGTAGCTGCTGCCCATATACTCCTCAGCGTGACCAGTCGCTCTGATCATTTTATTTTCATCAAAGATTACAGCTCTAAACTGTACCAGGCGATCCTTTTTAGTTTGGCATACCTCATCTTTAATTTTGATTGTTTCAATTCCCCATTTATCGTATTTTTTCTGGGAATGAAAATAGCCAATACGCTCATTGACCTGGACATATTCCTTGCCCTTAATGTTTATTGTTTTCATAGTTCTAGGTTATTTAAATTTAATTTTAATTGTTTTAGCTTGATCAGCTCTGCATAAGTAAAGCGCCCAGGATCCTGTAGTTTAGATCTCAGAGTCGGATAGGTTATCCCTAAATGATCTGTAACATCTAACCTCCTAAGTCCTAGGCGTTTTATCTCATTGATAAATTCTAATTCTAAATTATTCATATATAAAAAAAATAGGGGAGTTGCCTCCCCTGGTTATTATTTAATTAGCTTTTCCAATACTCTTAATTGCTCTGATTGTAATGCAATTAAATCTTTCATTAGCTGTTTTTTGTAATCCTCATTTTTTAAATTAGGATCTTTAACCTTAGATTCAATTCTTTTGATATCCCACTCTATAACATTATACTTTGCTTGCAATGCGCTCTTAGAATTTCTACCAGTAAAACGCTTTGTCATTTCAATGCCTCTCTGGATTCCCTCGTTTGTTTCTTTTACTATATTACTCATAATTTCTAGTTGTTTGTTTTTGTTTTACTCTGTAAAAGTAATAATATTTTTTCAATATGCAAATATTTTTACAATAATTTTATAAAAAAAATCCCCATTCAAGTCGAAACTATCCTGGGGATCAGCAAACAAAAGGGATTGTTTAAGCTGTTATTTTATTAATTTGACAGCAAAGTCTGCTGTAACATCATTAGTCTGGTTGGGAACGTGCATAGTTAGCTCATATTCATTAGCCTTTACATCGTATCTCATAGAGTCTATGTAGCAACTAGCGCCCTCTCTAAATGTACCAGATCCAAAATCAATCCAGACTTTATTATGAGGCGCTACAGGAATAGGCTCAGATTTTAAATTATAAAATGTACCCTCATAGCGTTTGACAAAATCTCTAAAGTCATTTAAAATTTCCTGGGTTACTATTTTCTCTACAGTAGGAAAATCAGATGCCTGTATAGTAAAATCTCTAGGGCGTTTAAAATAGCCATCATAACCGCCCTGGAAGTTATCAGCTCCTAAATAATTTGATATAAATATATCTTTAATTTCATAGAGTGCAGTTTTTGTATTTACTACGTTTTGAGTATTTGTGACAATCATTTCACTAGCGTAATCTGTTTTTTCTGCTATATATAATTTGTCAAAATAAGTGTATTCAATTAATGATTGACTAGGATTTGGATAGGTGCTAAAGTTAGGATAGCGTATGTGCATCTGAATTTTAAAATCGCCATCTACTTCATTATATGCTTTTAATTCTGCTTCAAAATTCTGCCAAGTTCCTACCTTAGTAAAAGATTGTTTTTTTCTCCTTTTTTTATTATCTACTGTTTCTAAAAAAGCTAATTCGCTCCACTCATCATTTTTAAAATTATAATATAATGTAGTGCCATCAGCATCAATTCCCTTAACATAAATTTCCATTTCATATTTCCAGGAATCAGCAAAGTTTGTTAGCGTATAGTCTGGCTCTACAAAAAATGAAAAACCTAAATTAAACTCTTTAGTTTCGTCACTTACTACAGTATTAATTTCATTTTTAATAATTACATAGGGATCAGTAATATTAATTCCATGTACAGAAGTTCTAATAGTTTTTAAGCCTATTAGCGCTTTTTCCTGGTCAAAATGTATAGCTGTATTTGCGCCAAATTCCCATTGATGATCATCATATAATAGCTGAGGATTTTGATTTATATATTTTAAATCACTCAGATTAATATCATATTTAACCTGGTTGTAAGGTCTTAAATATTCTTTATATAAGTCTGCTCCAACTGGTTTTAACTCTGTAGGCGCTTTTAAAAGTATGTTTTCTGTAGTGGTGAATCTGTAATTTCCTAAGCGATCAAAAACCTTGTATTCTATTATTTCCTCTCCTGTGGTAGCTAATTGATTCTCTATTGAAAAACCTATGTCAAAATTAAATAGTTGGGTAATATTTACATCTATTAGGTTGCTGTTTGATATAATATACCAGCGCCCTTGAGATTGAAATACTCTTGAATTTGTAGCTTTTAAAAATGACTCCAAAACCTCTTTGGCGTTTCTAAAATCTAAGTCATCAAATACGCCATACTCATTTAAAATTATGTCATGATAAAAAGTGTCATTAGCATTACCAGTAGATTTTCTAATATCATTAGCTACATAAATGTCAAAATTCAACTCTAAATTATTTAGTATGTAATACAAATAGAAAAACATACTATCCTCATTAGAATCGTATCCGCCATCAGCAGCATTGGAATAGGGAGCATCAAAAGCATCTAGCGTACCTAGTCCATCATAAGCTACTAGCTTTAATGGATTTGGGAATGGCTGTAGGCTTTCCTGGTACTGATCAGCTTGTAGCCATCCCTCCCAGTATATCTCAGAGCTGCCTCCAGTACCTCCAGATCCCTCCCAGAGATAGTTAGCTTGTTCCCATTGGTCGTTTTCTGTATCCCATACTTTGTCTGCATTGTCTAGGCTACCAGTTGCTATTCTTACTTTATACTCACGCTCACCAGCGGCATAAAATTGATCATAAAGAGTGTCAGCAGTTTCAAATAAATTAAGCTCACAGCTAGATCCAATGATAGGGGAATAAAAATCATCATCGCCCTCCCATTTAATTATAACTGGATTCGCTTGACCAATTAAAGGAAAAATATCGCCATCATAGTCTTTTTGTAATATCTCAGCGACTCTATAGTTCCCTTTTGTGTCTGCAAACTCTAATCTAAATTTGACTCCGTATGCCATCTATTTATTTTATTCTGCTACGATTTCTATCAGCTCTCTGTAATGCTACTACTAGATCCTGTCCATTTATTTTAAACTCACCGCCAACGTTTACATTTTGGCTACTGCCTCCCATCATTCCCTGGAGTTTATCTAGTGGCGCAATTACCTCTGGATTTGCTTTGGCTCCTGGATACTCACCCATCAGTCCCATAGTAGGACCAGAAACTATACCCCCATTGGCAAATTTAGGAACTGATGCGAATTGTGATTTAACAAGTCCTACCATTCCAGCTATTAAGGCTGGTAAAACTATTGGCGCTACTGGTCCAGCTAATAATGATCCAGCAGATGCTCCAGCAATAGCGTTCGCTACAGATACAGATAATGCGGCTCCTACAGCATCTAAGGCAGCTCCTAAAAAAGCTGCTGTAAATGATCCTAAAGCACCCTCACCTAATCCTAAAGATGCTACCATAGACCCGCCTAATTGTGAAAATGCTCCAGCTAATTGATTAGATGTAACACTAGCCAAGTCCTCCATCCTGTTTTTGAATTCAGTAGCTCTATCTACATCTATTTGATTAAATAAATCGTTTGTTTTTAATATTTTACTATTTAATTCATCCCAGCTAGTCGAATCTACTTGCATAGCTGAAACATCAATATCAGCGCCACCTCCAAAAGCGGCTGCTGCTCTACTGGCTAAACTAGGCTGCTCTACTGGAGTTCCTGTAGCAGCTCCACCCCCACCACCAGCTGGAGCGAAACCAGATGTAAAACTAGATATAGCGCCACCAACTTTATTTACTAAGTTTTGTATATCACTTTCTACTATATTAGATAGCGGCTCAGCCTCGTATGCTTTTTTAAATCCATCGGTAAACTCCTCAGCAACTATTTTAGATGCCTCATCCATTAGCTTACCGCCCTCAGATGCTATGTTTTCTAAATTACTAAAAGCAGCCTCAGTAGCTTGCTTAAAACCCTCTTTGATTAAATCTACATCAAAAGTAAAAACGCCTGTAATTATAGTACCTAATCCTTTAAAAGCCTCCACAGAGTTTGCTACAAATCCTTTAATTATATTCCATACAGTAGAAAATGCTGTTTTAGCCACTCTATAGAATGCTTTAAAATAACTAATAGTTCCCTGGATTATCATCCTAAATGCTAGAGATTCATTGTAAAGATTTATAAAATAGTTTGCTATTTTAACTAGTACTGTCTTAAAACCCTCCCATTCTTTATAAATTACTACTGCTATGGCTGTTAAACCAGCTGCTATTAATCCAACTGGAGTTAATAAGGCTCCAAATACAGTTATAAGAGATCCAGCTATTGTTAATATTATAGGTAAAGCTGCTGCAACTGCTGCAAAAGCTAAACTCAACTCTATAGTTTTTGGCGATAGCTTAGTAATTACCCCAGCTAGTTTTTCTATCATAGGAGTAAAAGATCTCAGTAAAATAGCGCCTATATCAGTAAAAGAATTTTGTAGATTTTTTAAAGATTTATTTAATTGAAAAGATGTAGATTTTTCTAACTCAGTAAAAGCCTCTGCTGTGATTCCAGCAGTTGTATTCATTCTACTAAATATTTGTTCAGTAGATGCTAGGTTATTACCCATTAAATCTAAAACACCAGATAAAGCTCTAGTATTAGCAAATACTTTACCTTGAGCCTCCTCATTATCGCCAAATGTTTCAGTTAAAGTTTTTAAAGTAGAAAGTAACCCCTCCTCTTTAATTTGTTTTCTTAAACCAGCAGCTGATAAACCAAATTCAGCTAGAGTGTCTTTTGCTTGTTTACTAGGTTTTAATAATGAGAATAAAACCCCTCTAATTTGTGTTGCTGCCATTGCGGCATCTGTACCAGTTCTAGACATTGCTGCAAACGTAGCACCTACCTCGCTAAATTGTACTCCTAATTGAGATGCAATAGGTAGCACAGTTCCCATTGATTGGGATAACGAATCGGCTGAAAGTTTACCCTCTCTAACAGCAGCAGTTAAAACATCTGTAGCCTGTGATGCTGATAAATTTTCAATACCATAAGCGTTCAGAGCTGATGTAGCTAAATCAGCAACTATTTTAGTTTCACCTAATCCTATCGCTGAGGCTTTTAAAGATTGCTCTAATACAGCCATAGCATCTCCGCCTCTAAGTCCAGCGGATGTAATAAAAAACAAAGCATCGGCAGCCTCTTTGGCGCTTACTCCAGTGCTTTTTGCCATCTCTACAGCGGCTTTACCCATTTGATCTACCTCATCAGATGCAATACCTACTAAGGTTTTTATTTGAGTCATTGACTTATCAAAGTCAGCAGCCATTTTAATAGCAGCTGCTCCAGCAATACCTAGAGGTAATGTTAATCTAGTTGATAAATTTTTACCTAAATCACTAGTCCTTTTACCAAATGCCTGTAGTTTCCCAGATGCTGTATTTAGCGCTCTTGTCAGCTTACTAGCATCCCCTATAATATTTACTTTTAATCTTTGCTCTGCCATAGTACAAAAATACTAAAAAAAAAGGCGTTAGAATTTAACGCCAGCTGCTATAGCTTTCTCTTTAAATGATTGATAGTCCTCTTTAGTGCCTTTAGGTTTTTGCGCCTTATTAAATTTATCCTGTGGCAATGGGAATAGTTTCTCTGGTTTTATCATTTGCTGCTTTTTTTGGCAGTTGACATTATGCAGCATAGTAGCTACATATCTAATCCGTTCCCATTCCAGATTTTGTTTTATCATATATGACTCGCCTAGCATTTGATTTTCTCTCCAGGTGTATATCCAAAACTTATCTGGATCAATGCCGACTTGCCCTATATAATAATCCTCAATGTCATCCCAAGTTAGGGAGTCGGCTGCTGCTTTCCCTTAGTATTGGCTACAGTTTTAGCCTGGCGATCTATTCCCATATTTAGATCATTGCCTAAGATTCTAGATTCCATCATAGCTGAGATCATTTTCTCTAGCTCATCCTGGTTTAAATCCTCTAGCCAAGAGCCTACTTTAAATTGATTGTAATCTATCTCATTGCCCTCCTCCTGGTCGTGTGCTAACATAGCGCTATAAACCAAAGCTCTAATAGCTGAAATAGAAACGCCACCAGCAAATAGTTCTCCTATTTTATCTAGTGGCACATTCATAATCTCTGTGAAATTTGCCCAGAAATTCATACTAAAGTGCAGCGTAACATTACGCCCACCTAGTTTAGTGGTATAATACCCTCTCCTCTTGTTTGCCATAATGTGATTGCTTTATATTAAGCGTTGGTAGACTTAGTGATTGCTCCTGTCAATGTAATTGAACCGCTGTAGCTTACTGGAGACTCCATCTCAGCGCTCATTTCTACACTAGAAAGGAATCCCTCAGCAGTATAAACAGAATCGCCTGTTTCCGCAGTTCCGAAAACGCAAGTTAATTGAGTTCTAGCTAGTAAGTAGTCAGCTAATTCAATAGCATTAGCAGTATCATCATAAGCTACTAACCCATCAAAAGAAAGCTCTCCAGACATTACTCCAGCGATAACCTCCTGGAATCCGTTACTATCTTTAGTAGTCGCTTCTGGTAAGTCATTGCTAAGAGATAATGAGCAGCTAGTAGTGTGTCCTAGTGCTGTGTCCTCGATCTTTAATATTAGGTTAGTTCCGTTGAATACTCCTGTTGTAGCCATTAGTTTTAAATTTTATACAAATATAGTTATTATTTTATTTATGTTTTTAGGTAGAGAATTGAATTGTACCATTTTCTCCAGCTGTGAATACTGTTACTTTATCTGACCCCTCTGTATAGGTGTTAAAGGTTAATACAGTTGGTGATGTAGTTTCAGATATTGTGTAAGCATCTGGATAACGTAATATAACTACACCTGAGCCGCCAGCTCCTCCGGCTACGTGACTAGTAGCTGCTCCAGATCCAGCTCCACCGCCAGCACCTCCTCCAGTATTAGGATCTCCAGAAAACCCCACTACGTTTGCGCCCTCACTTATGCTTCGACCTCTTGCTCCTCCACCGCTTGAGGCTGATCCACCAGATATTGATGAGTCATCAGTTCCTCCACCACCTCCAGAGGCAAAATATCCAGAATCACCATAAGAGGATAAATAAGCTGATAAGTCTATCCCCAAACCTCCAACACCACAGGATGTACTTGTAGCATTGCCACCTAATCCGCCAGCTCCTCCGCCACCAGCAGAAGCTGGTCCACCTAAAGGAGTATCGCCTCCATCATATCCTTGTATGGGAGGTCCAGGCGTACCGCTACCACCGACATATGAACTTAAATTGTCCTCAGAAGCTCCACCACCAGATCCGCCAGATGCACCATTACTACCTCTCAAATTAGATGCTCCACCACCTATAGAAGTATAACTATCAAAAACTGAATTATTTCCGTTTGAACCACTATTGTTTCCACCACCAGCGCCAGCAGCACCACCCGATCCAACTGTTACAGTATAAGATGTGCCTACGCTTGCATCAATAGAAGTAGATGTAAAATTTTCTAAAACACCTCCAGCTCCTCCGCCACCAGAATTTCTTGAGGCAGAACCTCCACCACCAGCGACTACTAAATAATCAACTGTTAAAGCTGGTGCAGCAGCAGGTCCAGCTCCAGCCTCAGTAGCAACTAGCCAGCCTTTAGTAGCGCCAGAATATAATAGGCGTGCGGTTTGGTTATCATTATCTAAAACTAAATCATCTGTAGCGCCTCTAAGGTTTAGCGTTCCAGGATCTAGTGTAATATTATTTGTACCAGCGTTTGAGGCGTAATCAACTATGATAATCTCATCCCCAGCACTAGGAGCATCTGGTAGAGTTACAGTTACAGCCGCTGATGAGGTATCTACTAAATACCCCTCACCGCTTACAGCATCGAAAGTAGCTGTTTTGGCAGTAAGTTGCCAGTTAATTAACCCTCCAGAGTCTAAGTAGTCATATGTTGCCTTTGTAAACGCCATTATTTATTTTTTTTATATTATTAATCAGCTACCAAATCCCAGCTAGTAGTATCCTCATTCCAGGTATACATTTCCCCATCATCTGGATACTCTACAGGAGCCTCCCATAAACAGCTAGTTTCGTTTAGTGTCCAGCTATCGTATGGTTTTGGCGGAATAAAAGCATCTCTACTATGGTCGTAGGTGTAACCTACTCCAGCATAGTTTTTTCTAAATGCTTTTGATTGATCCGCACTAGGCTCATTTGTTACAGGATCATAATGCACTCCGCCTCTGGTATTATAAGAGGTGCGCTTGCATAATTGTCCAAACATATGCTGATAAACTAACTCGATATTAGTATCGGTTTCATCCTCATTTTTGCCTGTGCAAACTTTAGTAACTATGTTTTGATAGTTTAGTAATGCGTAGTGTGCCATTTTATTTATTATTAATTTTTACCATATTAACTAAATTGTATAGTTCCGTTTTCTCCAGCGGTGAATGTTGTTACTTTATCTGATCCCTCTGTATAGGTGTTAAAAGTTAGTACATTTCCTCCAGAGGTTGTTTCAGATATTGTATAACTACTTGTATAGCGTAATATCACTACTCCAGAGCCACCATTATAACCAGAATCATCTCTTGAACCACCACCTCCACCTCCAGTATTAGGAGTTCCATTTGAACCAGCAGTTAAACTTCCATTATCTGATCTGTTTCCATTACCACCACCACCAATTCCACCAGAACCGCCATCATTATTAAGTGCTGCTCCACCGCCACCACCAGCATAATAAACATCCGATCCAGATATTTCTCCAACTGAGGAAGTACTAGAATTTGTTGAATTTAAAATATTAACAATTAAACCATTACCACCATCTCCTCCTGGTCCGCCATCTCCACCAGAACCATTTGAGCTTCCATTGGATCCAACTTGAGAAGCACCTCCTCCACCAGCAGCAGACGAATAAGAATTACCCCCACCATCACCACCAGCATAACCTTGAGTTACTGGGGATGTAACTGCTGCACCTCCATTACTACCCAAAGAATCTCTACCAGCTCCGCCTCCAGATCCACCACTAATTCCTCCGCCAGCCTTATAGCCACCCCCACCTCCACCTGTAGATGTGATTGTAGAAAATACAGAATTAGACCCAGAATTTCCAGTTAAAGAATTTGAATTTGTACCGCCTCCTCCAGAGCCAACAGTTACTGTGTAATTTGTTGAAGTATTTAAAGATAAAGATGATTCTGTGTGACCATCCAAAGATGATGAATTGGAGTAACTTGTTCTTAATCCACCAGCTCCACCGCCTCCACCACCACCGTCTCCAGCGCCACCAGCGCCACCAGCGACTACTAAATAATCAACTGTTAAAGGAGGTAAATTTATGTTTAAAGCTGTAGCAGTTTCATTAGCAGCGTTGTAAGCTATCCATCCTTGAGTAGCATCTACATAAACAATAGATACCCCACCTCTTTCGTAATCTATTAAGTGATCATTAGATGAACCATTAATATTATCACTCGATGTTATTGTGATATTGTTAGTGTCAGCAGTGCCAGCGTAATCAACTATAGAAACCTCATCGCCAGCACTAGGTGAGCTAGGTAATGTAACTGTAATTGCAGCACTTGTAGTATTTACAAAGTATCCCTCTCCAGCAGTTGCTGTAAATGCAGCGGTT